GATTCAACTGCGATGCTGTGACAAACAACACATTTAATTCTTTGGCCAAGTTGCGTAGTTCTTCACTCACATACTTGTCCTTGACAAACAAATCATTGGGGCTGACCTTGGCACTCACCGGCATCAACAAATCCAAGTAATCAACCATGACAAAATCAACACGTATGCCTGTTTGTATCTGTACTTCTTTGATGTAGCTGCGTATGTCGTTGACATTGCTCTGTGCTGGCAATCCTTTGATTCTATACTGGCCGGATTTTTTACTGACTAGTCGGACTTTGAGAGTTGTGGTGTCAATGTCTTTGCGTATGTCTTTGGTACTCATGCCTGTGAGCATTGCATCTGTGCGCAGTCCACAGAGTTCTTCGGCAAGTTCCAACGTAACGTACACACCGCTGAGTCCTTGTTGCAGCCAACTTAGGGCAATATTCATCATCACCAAGCTCTTGCCTGATCCCGACCCTCCGGCAAAGATGTTGAGTTCGCCTCGGCTGAATCCTCCATACAATAGCCTATCTAGTTGTGGCCAACCTGTGCTTACTTGTCCACCTGAATTAAAATACTTGTTGATGCGTTCGGCAGGATCGGCCCAATAGTCTGTGCCCATGTCCTTGGTCAGGCTGATCTGCACAGCGTCTTTGATTAGCTTTTCCACAGGATCATAGTTGCCTTTTTCCAACAAGTCTGCAGACTTAAGAATTGCTCGCTCAAGTTCGGATCGCCGAGTAAAGCCTTCAAACTCAGCCATGAACCAATCAAAGTGCCCTTCGGTGAGATCGGGCACAGGCTCTAGTCGTATGCCTGTGGCTGCAGAGATCTGCGCACGGTCCGGCAGTGTTTTGTATTCGTTGGAGTGTGTTTTTATAAACTCTGCAGCAGGACGCAGACTGCGATCAAAATTTTCTGGATTGTAAATGTTTTGGACGCGAACATAACTCTGTGCGTCCTCCAGCATCATTTCCAAAAATAATTTCTGAACGTCAGCGTTGTAATCTTTTAACAAGTTGTTTCTTCCTTATTTCTATTTTTATTCGACTGGTTTGTCGGGCTTGCATTATGGTCATCAATGTGGCAAGACGTCCAAGTTTGATCACAGCATCATTGATGTCTTTGACGTCCTCGGGCCATTCAGGTATACTCACTGACCATCCCAACTCCGTGGCACGATCAATCAGCGCAACACCTGCGGTGTCTTGATCGGGTACTACAACAATCTCTTTGCCAAGACTTCTAATCAATCGGGCCTGTGCATCATTGATGTCGTTGTGCATCACAGCCAGACCCGAGATACTCAAGGCATCAAATACACCTTCACACACTATAGCATACTGCCAACTGTTTTTTTGTAAGTCTGTACCAAACACATATCCGGGCTGCATGTTATTGATATACTTGGGCATGCGATCATCTAAGAATCGTATGGTATAGCCCACAACAACATTGTCATAGGTAAATGGAATCACCACACCGGATCTAGTATAATGTTGTTTGTTGGAATCACCATTCCAAATAATCATATAAGGATAATCCAGTGGTGCACAACGTCGCACTAGATATTGATATTCTTCGCAGTCAGGGTTGTCTAGAAATTCACTGTGCGTGGGCAAGTCAGTTTCATCAAACTTGATATTGGCCAACTGTCCATACGCACGTTGGCGATCATTTATTATACCTTCGGCGCTGCGATGTCTAAGACTTTCAAGATTTATACGTTCAATTTCTTCTTCAGGGACGTTTAACCATGTCAGCAGTCGGCGAGCTTTTAAACTGACATTGCGCCCAAGAATAAAACTGGCAGTATACCCACAATTAAAACAGTGATAGCTCCAGCCTTGCTCAGTGGCTTTGAGTCCACCACGTCCGCGGCGATCAGCAGTTTGCCCGTTGTGATGACAACAAACTGCGTTGAAACTTATCCAACCGGAACTGGTGTTTTTCTTTCGAGCTGGTAGATAGGCAAGCACATCAATCATAGTACGATTATAACATGCTTGAGACTAATTAGCGATGAGTAATTAGAGTAATTTCACCTTCAAGTATCTGCACTGTGGCGCCAATGTTTTCTGGTGGTAATGGCGTATATCCAGACCCACCTTCAGTGACAATGATTTCTTGTACCGAAGTTCCATTCAAAACTGCATAGGCGCTGGCATCAGCACCAGCACCCAGAATCACTACCTGTGGTGGGGCCAAGTATCCAAGTCCGCCACTGGTGACATTGATGGAAGTCACTGCACCGTTTTGCACCACAGCCGAAGCAGTGGCTCGCTGGCTGCTGGGAATGCCGCCCCATTGATTGATTTGCAATCTCATCACTGGAAAGAACCCCGGGGTATTGATATATTGAGTTGCACTTTCGTTGTAGTAACTGTAGCTGTAGCCGACATCAGTAAATTTTTCCAAGTAGTTTTCTGCACCTTGCACAACCACATTGCCAGTAAACTGTGTCATTTGAAGTCTAAAGGTATGAAAGTTCTGATTGGGCACATTGATTTGACTGGTATAGGTCAACGGCAACACCACTGGTGTATAGTTACTGTCTGTGTTGATGCTGATTGAACTGGCAGCAGTGATTGGTGGTAGTTGAGGATACAGCGGTGGGCCGTAGATCAATGGTATTGTAATGGTTTCGCTGTCAACAAACTCAGGATATACTGAATCTTCAATGTACACAACTCCACGAGCCGAAGCATCAGCATCAACAAATACCGCTTGAACATAATCGCCTTGTGCTCGTTGGATACTCCAGCCTGCTGTCTGGGCTTCCCAATCATCAGTGTCACCGGGGGTCAATTGTACTTTGACGCGGCCCAGGGTGGCAGCTAGAATTGTCATCTCTTTTTCAGCAAGTATCACATCGCCTTGTTGATTGATTACTCTAAAGACAAACGTTGAACCTGTGATGTTCACTGGTTTTTGATCTTGATTGATGAATTCAAACAACAGGACGTTGTCAACGCCTTTGTTAATTGTCAGGGGTTTTGCATACACGGGATCGTACCTCGCTTTGAAATAGGCACCACTGGTGTCCACAAGTAAAACATTTTGGATTTGTTGATATAAGTACGCAGTGGTGGAATACATAAGGATCTCCGACAATATTTATGGGCATTGAATTTTTCTCTTTATTAGCTGAAAAGTATCCGTTTATCACCTTGATTTCCTATGCTGGCAACGAGTACGTGGGCATAGTGCAGAACCAAGATGATACGGTAACAACAATATATGATTATGGTGCGTTACAAGACCGAGAACTAAAGGTACGTTTCTTGAATTTAGCCAACATTTGGTGGTGGGAATCTAATAGATCTGTGCCAATCAATATATTTCTCAAGAGTGATTGGGATCCGTATCGCAGCACTTTGCGTACATTTATCAACCGAGATCTAGCTATTTTACATGGCCCAGTTTGCAGTCTCAGCGATCTGGCACGTAAAAAAAGCAAACGTAAATCAATTACCCTGGTTCGCCGTGTGGAGTAAGTTCATGTGCAACACCACAAGATGTGCATAGGCCACTGCATGCGACTTTTTGAAGCTGTATCCGTCAGCAGCAGTGTCCCAGACTGTGGCAGCAACATCTTGCCAGGTTCTTCCAATGAGATGACGTTTTCCTGGACGAATTACAGCCAAGAACATGGCCATGCGGGGAATACTGTCAACAGGTTCAGGCATACGCTGCAACAAATCATAGTGATTACCAATATGCACCACCCGCTGCACGAACTCAGGATCTTGTAATTTGTCCCAGGGCGGTGCTGTTGCCAACAGTTGATTGTAGTGTGTTTGATCCTGAATGCCTTGATACACACTCATGTTCAGGAAATCCAACTTGAAATACCCACGCTGTTCAGCTTCGCGATAGTCAATTGCAGCACATTGATTCACTGGATCCCAGGGAATATCAGTTACATATATACCTGAGTTGTGCCGACGCACCTGTCCATCAACTGTTTGTCTGGCAGGTATATGTTTTATCAATTCTAGAATTTGCGTTCGGTCTGCAAAGTCTATGTCAATGTCTGCACTCATATTGTAAATGTAAAATAGTTGGCAAATACAGTGTCTAGTCGATGCATGGTCTTCAAATCTACTGTGGACTCAAACACTCTAAGTTTGTTGTTTTGCCGTATGCGTTGAGCTGCTTGAGTAAGGAACACTCCAGGGTTATTGGCCAACCACTGCACCGCATCTGCTATTATACTATATCTTTTTAGATGGTCAAGCTCTTGATCATAGTGCTGTAGTTCGGGTGGCAATAGATTCCATGCAGTTTGGTAACCCAGCTGCTGATACAGACTGTTGATGTGGGCACCTCCCACAGGCATAGGAATGGTCTCAGCCACACAACATTTAAAAAACTTTTCATTGGGTTGTATTTGATTGTTTACCCAATTGCTTTCAGGAAACACAGTGCAGTGATATTGATAGTATTCTGGCAACACAAACCAGCCTGGTGCAATCGTACCAAACTTTTGATCTATGCCAATTGACACAGCATCAGCATAGTAAGTGAGTGTTTCGTCTGGCCAAGTTACATTGTTGTTTAGGGCGAGTCGAAGATCAGTGTCTTCAGTGCTTTCAAAAAAACATTGTTCAATGGGCCACACTTGCTGACTTATGGAATCTCTAACTGGTAATCTGGGCACTGCTCTAACAATGTCTTGTAGAGCTTGATGGCGCCAGGCCCGACGTTGTCCATTGATATACCAGATTGGGTCACGTTGATAAACTTTGTGTTGAGCACGATCATAGTAACTGGGATAGAATCCCCGAGAGTATCGATCTATAAAAAGTGCATGACACAGACTCCAAGGGATGATTTTATGTGCGTTGGGATGATCTTTGGTGAGATAAGCACCACAGAGAAAATATTGACGGGAGTCTGATTGTACGCTGTGATATATTTGTTGGGTGGCAACTTCTAGCCCTTCGCTGCAGTTCTCGTAAAATACCAGGTCATGTTTGGTAGTGTCAACATGATCAGCAGGCATGTAAGCATACAATAAATTGCATGCACCTGTAACAGGGTCACCAAACGTAACAGTCACATCACTTTGATAATTTTTGTGTGCATTACAACTCTGACGGTAAGCATAGTATTTGTCAAATACCTGCAAGCCCACACTTTTGCTGTGTACAGTTATGTTGAGATGATTCAAAGTCCGGCCTGTTGAAGAATGTATCTTGCCCACTCAACATCAGCAGTCATATCTGCAAAACGCTTTGACCAAGTGTCAGGATCTATCCAAGGCATCACAATTGCTGTTTGTTCTGTGCTGAGAGCGTCTATGAATTCAATACCTGAATTGCAATTGTACACAAGCCAAGGACTGATACGACCTGTGGTGATATGATGGCAAATGCGATTGCTGGGAGCATAGCGAAAATAATCACTACAACCATTGCGAAGATCCGGATGATCGTCTGTGTAGTTCTGTATCTCTTTCATTCCTCGCTCCAGTGCATCAGTGACACCTTCTCTAGGCAAGTATTGACGTAGATATTCTTCATAGAGTTGATCACTACACCAACGATCAATTTTTTTGTTTTGTTTTAATAACCATGCAAGAAACTGTTCGGGATTGATGGCACGTATGCCTACACAATACCTGCCCCATTTTACAAAGGCACGATAGTATTGACTTGCAGCAAAATCTTCAAATGTTTTTAAACGTGCTGACCCCTGAGTCATTTCATAGAACTTGACATAGGCTTGAAGCCCTAGTTGTACGCCACGTTCATGCTGCTCTTGACTTCGGCGTTTGGGTTCGCAAAGATGCACTTCCAAGCTGCGTTCTCGTTGGAATTTTTTCTCGCAGTGGCGACATTGAAATGTCAAAGTTTCTGTAATTTCCATGCCACTGTCACACGAAGTTCTTGACATTGTCTAGTGGGTTCTTGGCCTTGGTGCCAAATTGCAGCATCAAACAGCACAGCAGAGTTAGGGTTGGGATAGTATAGTTGTAGGGCACCGGTATCACGATCGTTAAACACAGTGGCACCGCCCCATTCAGGATTCCACACCGGGCCAACATAGTATAAAAAAGTAAACCACGATCCATCTGATCCCATGGTGTCTTGATGCATGCCGCCGCTGAGACCATGTGTTTGGCCATTGGCATACACACGATCTAGTTTCCATGTTGCGTTGGTGAGTTGACTGATACGTTCCATCAACACCTTTGTAAATGCTTCATCAGAATTTAGATCCATGT